TAATGTAGGATTTTTAGCAAGTCTTTTCTGTTCTTTCCTTCTTTATTTCCATAGCGTTTAGCATACTTCATAATGTTTCCAAGAGTAAAACCTTCTCCATGTCCAGAATCAATGATGATATCTGTTGCTTGATACTTATCAGAAGCATAATGCTCCCCATATGTACCATCAATGTACTCTTTTAGTTCTTGTATTAATTGTCCTTCATTAAATTTATAGTTCATTTTGTTTCCTTTAAATAGTTAATAGCCTTTGTTAATTGTTCTATGTTATCTTTAAAATAACCAAGTCCTGCATTACAAGTACGACATAACAAACCTCTAATTTTCTCAGTTTCGTGGCAATGGTCTACACAAGCTTTTAGTTTAAAGATATTTTCATTAAACTTTAATGAACAAATTTTACATTTATTGTTTTGTTTTTGTAGTAAAATATTTCTTTCTTTTAAAGTTATACCGTATTTTTTCTTTAACTCGTACTCTTGTTTCTGTAATTTTATTTTTTCTTTATTAATTTTATTATATTCTTTTTTTTGAGCATCTCTTTTTTCTTTATTATCTTGATACCACTTTTTATTATATTCTTTAGAATAAGCTTGTAACTTGTCTTTATTCTTTAAATAATATTTTTTATTGTTTAGAGCAGCTTTTTCTTTATTAGTATAATAATATTCTAATGCTTGAGCTTTAATTTTTTCTTTGTTTTCTTGATAATATTTTTTACTACTATTCATTTTTCCATTCATCAGGTAAAGTATCTTCACTAAACCATCTAAAGTTATTTGTTTCAGCCCATTCAGCATGGGTACGTTTTGTTCCATCCTTCCTTACCTTTGCTCCCGGCATAGGAGAGAAAGGCTTTTGAAATAAGAAGACTAGCTCCATGTTTGCAGGTAAGGCTTCTCTTATCCACAGATACTTACTGTATTCAGCGTGGTCCCAAAACCTACCCTTTGCTTCTAACAATATAGTTTTATCTTCTATTGTTTTGGCAAAGTCTACTTCGTAATCTTTCTTAATGATATACTTAATAGACTCATAGTGATGTTTCCAGTCTTGTAATATAGTTTCATGTAAGGTAACTTCCCACATGCTATCATATCCTTTAGGTATTCCTATCTTCTTTGGTCTCGGTTTACGAGGTACTCTTTTAGGCATTGATGTTCTCCAGTGTTACATCGGGGTTACGTTTTACTTTTTTATAAAACCATTTTAAAGTATAAGCACTCATTCTAAATTGTCCACCTGCAAAGATATGTGTTTGCGTAGGTAAGAACTCATCTAGGTTTTGTCTATTGATTCTATTAGGGTCTTCTCCATCAGGAACCATAGTTCTAATCCATTCAATGAGTAAGTCTTTTGCTTTTCTTCTTAACTGCTTTGATCTTTTACCACTCATACTTGTGTCACCTCTATGACATTAGGAACTTTAGGTACTTGAGTTAAGTATCTTAGTCCATTAGAATATTTAAATACTCTTAAACCTTTACCTTCATTAGAATCTTTATGACATTCAAACTTATGTCTGCAATATACACACTCTCTAGGTAGTTGCATGTTACCAGACTTGCCATCAGGTATAGGATTATAACATAAATTAGGTGGCTTGTCCAGCTTTACTGCTGCTTTAACATCTCTTATTTTCTTCTTGATGTTAGGCTTATCAAAGTTATCTGGCTTGTATAAAGCTAACTCACCTGACTCTTTATTTAAAGCTAAGAACCCACCATTGCTGGTACCTTCTGCTGCTTCGTATCCTGCAAGTTGAGCCATGTATCCAAAGATATCATTCTCTGCTAGTGTTCCATCTTTAAACTTCTTGAAGGCAAAGCCTGAAGCTGTCTTAATATCCACTACCTCACCATCAATAACACAGTCCATGTGCCCTTTGATGCCCGATACTGTAACTTCTTTTTGTTCACTAGTAACTGTATGTCCTGATAGCTTTATTAAAAACAACACAATCTCTTCAAGCAAGTGCCCGTATAAGAACTTAATAAACAAAGAGGGTGGCATCCTTTCAGGAGTACCTTCAGACTTCATGTCAAACCATAACTGTCTTTCTTTCTTACCTATGTTAGACATACGAAGAGTAGACTTACCACGTGGTTCAGGGTGTGACCAACTGTAAAGAATCTCTTTCATAGACTCACCAAACTGTTCTATGGTGTCCTCGTCTAGGTCAATATGATCGCCATCAGCAAGTACACCTATCTTATTATATATATCTTCTACTAATGTGTCAAGAGTTTTCTTTGATTTAGCCATGTTTAAACGACCTCCATGTTATTTATTATATCTTTTGCTATCTTTATATCTAACTTAAACCATTCACCTTTACGTTTGTCTGCTTTCTTAGCACATAAAGTATGGGCTGTTTGTTCAGCAGTTCGTCTATCATCAAAGTATTTTTTAAACTTTAATTTAAAATCTCGTAAGGGGCTAGATGTTTGGTAACCTTTACATCTATCTTCAGAATCAATAGCCATACCAACTTTAATCCAGCCTTTCCAAGCAGGATTAGTTATGATATACACTTCTCCTTCTGAAGACGTAGTGTATCTAGACAATGAACTAAAGGCTGCATCTTCAAAAGTTTTAAATTTTCCCGGCTTATGTAATGGATGTTTTACTGATATATGTTTACCATTAACATACATTCGGTGAGAATCTCTTACATGCCAACAAGGTTTACAAACATATTTTCCTTGTTCTAATCTAGCCTGTGTCCAGTTTTCTTCTAATACTAATAATGTAGAACAGTCTATACAATGTTTATCAATGTGTTTCACTCCAGTCCCTCCCTATTTTGTATTCGCCATCTAAAGGACAACGAAGATTATAAAATTCACCTGCTTGTTTAAAACTTTTAACTGCCATCTCTCCAACAAAATCTGCTTGAGATTCTTTGACTTCAATCTGCCACTCATCATGGATGTTAGCTACAAACTTATAGTCTATAGTATTTAACTTAAGTAATCCATCAAGTATAGTTAAAGCTTTCTTCATAACAATAGCACCTGCTCCCTGTAATAAAGTGTTCAGAGCTGCATGATTATTTCTTATGTAAAGCTTTCTACCATCTAATCCTTTAAGGAATTTTTTTCCTGCTGCTCTTGTAACTCTATCTCTAAGAGATTTAAATGCAGGGTTATTATCGAAGAAATATTCTCTAGCTCGTCTACCATCTGTCGTATTTCCTTCGACCACTTTGCCAAGCTTTTCGTCTCCTGCACCGTACATGAGTGCATAGATGAATGTTTTTGCCTGATTTCTTGATTTAAGTTTTGCAGCTTTTTGATTAGCTGTGTGTATATCTCCATCTAATATCTCCTTGATATATGTTTCATCGTCCATATAGTGTGCTAACATTCTAAGTTCTAGACCACTAGCATCTACACCTAACAGAACATTGCCCTCATCAACAACCCAACAAGACCTACACTCTTTACCATAAGGACTATGAACCGATGGAACTTGAGCCATGTTAGGATTTCTGTGAGTCATCCTGCCTGTGATAGCACCGTTAGGTATGACAAAGCCATGAACTCTACCATCATCTCTAACAGAACTAACCCATGAATCAACCTGTGCTATTCGTTTCTGTATCAATAAGAAGTCTGCTATAAGTTTAGCTTCACGTATATGTGTAACCTCTGATAAAGTTTTCTCATCGACAATCGGCTGACCAGTAGGTGTAAACCTTTCAGGCTTCCAACCAAAGTCGATAAGATATTCTCCTATCTGTTTACGAGAACCAAGATTAAAGTCTTGTAACGTTTGTCTCATAAATGGTTCATAGTTCATAGTGTTTAAACACCTTGCATATTCATCATCGGTAAGACCACGTTTAGAAAGCTTACCATCTGTCGTCCTAATGTAAGGCGTAACTAATTTAGTATCTACCCACTTAGGTTTAAACGTATCGTGAACTTCGTCTTCTATCTGTTGTTTCTTTTCTCTTAGCTCTGCCAAAAGAACTAGTGCAGATTGCATGTCAAACTTAAATCCATTTACTTCTTGCTGTTTTATAATACCAGCTATAGACTGTTCTAGTTCAATGCAACCTTTACTAAATCCTTTGGATTCATTACGTAAGTTTTTATATACTAAAGTATTTAAAGTAACATCACGAACACAGTAGTCTAACATTTCATTAGAATAATTTAAGTAATCTTCAAACTCAATCTTAGATAGTCCAAGTCTAAAGCCCCAGCTTTCTAAGCTATGACCTCCATCTCTATTAGGATTGAACAGCCTTGATAATACAAGAGTATCTATTACTTCTTTATTACTGAGATCAATACCACCAAACTTCTGCACCATAGGTATATCAAACCCAATGATGTTATGTCCAATAAGTCTGTCTGCTGTTGCAAGAAACTTATACCCCTCTTCTAATTTATGAGGAGGGAATTTAAATATCTCACCTGTCTCTGCATCTTGAGCTACAATACAATGTACAAGGGTTGCTTGTAGATCGTCTGTCTCAATATCAAATACTAAATCCATAATTAAAATGCCTCATCTGCTGACGGGTCAAACTCTATGTCCTCATCCGTTAGCTCTGTTAATCTACCTGTCTCTGCATCATAGATAACTCTAGCTGCCATACCTACATCACCTGTGTATCTTGATTTAAGAATACGCAGTCTTGTAGTTCTAGCTTCATCAGGGTCGTCTGATTGTTGGTTGCGTTCTAATGCAATAAC